GCGTGTAGTCGTTAGCGGGAGTTTGCCACCTGTTAAGGTATTCTCTTCCGTCGGGATTGTCCATCTCTGGAGTTCCCCCGATATAGCCTTGTTTTAATACCGCAAGTTCTACGGTATCAGCGATCTTCAAATTGTTACAAATCTTTTTCAGATTTGGGTTGAGCATTTCTGTCAACCTCATACGATTTCTCGTATGTTCGGACTATATCTTCACTTTTTAAGTGTCCCACGTATAGTCTCTACGGTGTCTACTATTTTCTTCTTTACTTCATCTGGACTATTGAAAATCTCGTAGTCCCAGAATCTCAGTATAACGTATCCGTGCTTCTTAAAATAGATGTTCTGTCTCTTGTCTGTCTTCAGTCGTCTCGGGGTGGTGTGCCAGTGAACTCCATCAGAGTTCAGAATCAGTTTTAGTTCTTCGTTGATGAAGTCTGGTCGAGCAAAGTTGTTGAAGTTCTTCTGTTTGATAACAGGAAGACCAATTGACTCGATAATCTTTCCAAGAGCGAGTTCGCATTTTGTGTCTTTCTTTTTCATTGACATCATCGAGTTGACTCCGTTCTTTATGAACATGAGCTTTGCTTCTGGTGTCTTTGACCAAGTCAGCCACTTCTCTCGTTGAGACTTAGACCATTTTTGCAGTCCAGGTTTCGCTTTGTTCCAGACAGTATGGTTTACTTTTCCCAAACCATGTTTTAATGCATCTTCTCTTCGAGCTTCTTTAAACTTCTCATCATGTGTCTGAACACCCTTTAGATTTTTATTCCAAGGAGCCAGTCCAAGATGTGCAAGTCTAAGATTCTCTCGATGTGAGTCTGTGAGAGGTCTATTTTTGTTGTACGGTACGTTTCCTTTTTTAAATGCCATAGTAGTTCCCTCGGTATTACCTTGATATTATTTTACCATACAATTTTGAATTTGTAAAGGAGATAATATTTTAGGCTTCACCGATACAGTGAGCTTTATACTTGCCAAGACTTATCGCGTAGCAAGTTCTGTGCGACCCACCGGGACAAGATCGGCCATTTCCAAACCTTGATTGTCGTGACGGACAAAGAAGATGTCGGAAAATGGAAGACCCTGAGGACCCGATGAACCAGCGCTGTTCGTTGCAGGATAGGGCAGAGCGCTATTACAGAAGAAATCTCCTATAATTGGCACTGACCCAATCGGCGAAGCATACTGCACAACGTGATCACCAGCTGCAAGATTTCCTGCAACCTGATCGATGTTGATGTAGTAATGCGTCTGCGGAGAAACAATCTGGTTTACAACTGCCTGGAGCCCGAAGGACAAGTAGATTGCATCCAATTTGTTTCCACCCTGTAAACGAACTCTCTTGATCATTTTGTCGAAAGCTGGGATTGTTACTCCAGTTGCTGACAATGCTGCACCAGCATTATCTGAAACGTTAGTTACAAGTGAGGCGATAAGGCCGTTGTAAGCTAACGAGTTAACTGAAGAACTTCCATTGAAATCGGCCCACTCTTCTGCCTGAATGATCAGACGAAGAGCTGCCTCAGCCACTTCAGCCTCGATGTCCATATAGCTCCGTCCCGATGCTATCATCGGACCAGTAATTACCGCAGTCGTGCCCAAGTATTTGTAGGCCGCCGTCTTCTGTGTGTATGCTGGGTCGTTCTGCGTTGGCAGAGCTCCATCAGCATAGAACACATTGACGAGACCACTTGGACCCGCAGCTAATGTATCGAGACCTGTGCGCTGGTTCCAGAGGTGCGCCAGACCTTCTCCCTTGATACGCGAAACGCGATCACGGAACGGGGTCAAACGGTCGGAGAGTACAACAATCGCTTGCTCTAGATCCTGTCTCGCTAGAAGCGAGTTAGGAATAGGGCCCGCGAAAGAAGTATCTACGTTCTTCTGAAACGTGTCAAGTGCCTTCTCAAGTCTAGAAACGTCGTTCATATTTTGTTTTGAATGAACTTACCGATTTTTAAATCATTCTCTCCGCGAAATTCTGATTCAGTTTTACCTGATCAACATCTCGGAAGTGATGACCGATCGACCACGATCTAAATCGATCTAATCTTTTCAAGATGAGTTTTATAAGGGACTTGAGCTTTGTCCCTCGATGTTATTCTACGTCCTTAGAAACAAAGTTTGAGCCCCACATTGACTTGAAGTCTGCCTTCTTTCCAGAAGTTGACTTTTCCACCATTGTGAAGTCTTCGGGAACGAGACGTAGTCTCATACCCTCTTTTGTTACAGCGTATGGTACGCCAAGTGAAACTGACTTCTTTGCGCCCGGTTCTTT